CTATGTAGCCGACCTCTGGGTACAATCTCCATAATGCATCCTCTCTATATAGCTCGCATTTTCCTCCGGGCTATCCGCCCCGTCCAGAACCACACTCCCACAACCACGCAACCTTCCCTCAACCGGGTGACGCATCACCCCCTCCAGACAACCGGGGCTGACCCCGGCCCTAGAACTCCTCTCCTCGCGCACCCCCTTTCTGGCCCGGACTTCCACCAGGACGAAGCCCTTCTCCCTCAAGGAACTCCACTGCGCCTCCGTCCTCACATTATCGAACACCACCTTACTCTCCCCGTCCCAGGTAGATAGAGATTCATCAATGTACTTCTGGTCGGAGTTGAACCCGATACGCCCTCCCAACTCCTGAAGAAACGGACGAAAGCAGGCCTTATCCCGCTTCACGTCCTCCAACCGTACAGGGATGCCACAGGCATTCAAGGCGCACACGGCGTATTGCTTCAGGAGATCCGAAAAATCAACAACGTGGTACCCTCGCCGCCCCAGAGCACGGGCCAATTCAGATTTACCGGCATACATATCTCCGGTAAGGGCGACTCTCATGATTCCTCCTTTTGTATAGCACACACACTAGAGAAAAACAATACTACATACGATGTGTTCAGAAAACTCAACCAATTCTATAATTACTTCACCTCCTGTGGAGATTTCTCCACCAACAGTGAGAGGAAGAACTCCAGGTCCAGGAGGACCATAGGACTCCTGGAGCCCTTCGGGTTCACCACCACGGCGGCCCACTCAAGGCCAGACCGCCCCGCCTCCTCCTTAACTTTTCTTAACCAGTCGAGATCAATGCGGAGGTACCGCTGGCCTTTCGCGTCCACCCCCGCAGATCGAACCTTGCACTCTACCAGTCCCCCCTCCACCCGGACATCTGAGGGGAAGTCTTTAAACACGCCGCTCCCTGGTTGCCTCGAAGCACAGAGGCCCGCAGCCTGGGCGCGCTCAACTACCCTGGACTCAAGTGCACTCCCCAGGGCCTTACGCTGATTGGACATGTGAACCCCCGAGATACTCCAGGGCCGCCTCCAGGATAGCGGGAGAGTCCTGGAGGAGGCCAATACCGGTGTTACACTTCAAACAGAGCAGGCCCCGTACCTGCCCCGTTGTGTGATCGTGGTCCGCGCTGAAACTCTTAGCTCCTGGGGATCTCGTCCCGCATATCGCGCACGCCCCTCCCTGGGCGTGCAGGAGGCTCTCATATCCCAGGTAGTCCAGGGGGATGCCCTGAGACTTCCAGGTTGATCTCCTACTACTGCGTGCGGCGCGGCCAGGATCTGCGGCCCTCCATTCCCGCACAGCAGACGAGAGACACGCCTTGCACCACCTCTGGAGGCCGTCCTTCTCTGCCCGGCTTCTGCTGAAGGCCGTCCCCTCTTTCTCCTCCCCGCACTTAGGGCAGTGCTTCATTTTCCTCTCCTCCTCCTTACCGGTTGAGCAGTCTTCTTCCCCTCCTCAACAGTCGGGAGGGGAACGGTCGGGTCTTCGGGGGAGACAATCTCTATCTCAGCATCCGTATATTCCCGGGGCGACACATCACCGCATCCAGGATGCAAGCAGATCAGCCTGTCCCACTGGACCAGGGTCGGATGAGAGTCAGTGTGCTGCACGCTTCTCCCCCTGGTGCTTCTTCAGCCGGCGCCGGGTAGCGCGGTTGAGACCTCCGCAATTGTTGGGCTTCTGTGTCGCAGCCTGCTTGACCCACATTGAGGAGGGCGGGAGGATCAGGCGGGCCGTACCGTTTATCCCGTCCAGATGCTCACGCCGGTACTCGCTCCATGTACAGATGGGCTCCGCATGGTCCCACTGGTAGTACAGGTCCTTAAGGATAGTGCGGCGGGTTGCGACGAAACGGCTTCTACGCCCCATTCTCCACCTCCTCAAACTCGACTCCGGGCAGAACACTCTCCGGAGACACATCATCAGGCAGGGACAAGACCAGGCGGGCGGGGCCGTGGTAGAACGATCGGGACACGCTCAGTGTTCCTCCGGCGTCCTGCACCGTCCGCTGGTTGCGCTTCATGAATTGTTGCGCCGACCCATCGGTCAGTTCCGAGTCGGTTGAGTGAAATGTCTTCATATACTCTCCTGAATTCCATAGAGGGTTTTATACCGGGAGGTCAGGGCTTCCGCAGCCCGCAGCGCCCCGGGAACAGAAAGGCCAAAACGCACCACCTCTTTTTTGTTCGGTACTCGCCCGCTGATCGTATCCCCAAACCCCTCAAAGCCCTCCTGATGCTCGGAACGTGAGAGCCCGAGTTCCTCCAGCAGGCTCCACTTGCCCCGGGAATGAAGCAACCAGACAGCCCGAAGGCCGGTATCGACACTCGCACACATCGGATCGTAGCCCCCCTTTCTTTTGTTCATAACTCATCCTTACTTTTCGCTGGAATTTCCCGCCACTCGGTACGGGTCGGATGGAAGATGAAATCAACGGTCCCGAGCTGACCGTTGTTGGCTTTAAGCACGATAACCTCAGCCGGTTGTGGCTTTTTCCTCTCCTCATCGGTGAGCTTCGCGTAGATGTCTTCCCGGTACAAGCCAATCACCCTGCGCGCGTCCTGCCCTATCCCATCTGATCCGAAAATGTCGCTGAGTTGCGGGCGCTTGTCCTGCCTCTCCTCTGCCTTTCTGTTCATCTGAGAGAGGATCAGGCTTGGTGCAACCGAGCGGGATAACTCCCTGATGATGTGAGCGGTCTGCGTGAGAAAGCTGTGCGTGTTATCGGTCTGCATGTTGGATATGATCTGCATATGATCCAGGCCCCAAAAGCCGCACTCCCCGCGCCTCGTATCGGATATGAAGCGTCGGATAGTCTCAGGGTCCAGGACTTGATCTATGTATTGAATATCCAAATCAGACATCTCATCCAATGCGCGCTCAAACCTGGACGCCTCTTCGGGTAAGAGGAAGCCAGAATTGACTTTTGATATACTCACATCGGCCAGATAGCATGCAATGCGCTTCTGGTATGACTCAGCAGACATCTCCAGGGTAATAATCCGCACGCATTTTTTTATCCCCTCGCGCTTGAAGTATCGCGCCACGTTGAGCGACACTTGCCCTAGGAAAGCCGACTTCCCGACGCCGGGCCGCGCGATGAGGACGCACATCTCCTCCTTCTGAATACCGCCCGTCATGCGGTCCAGCGTGGGGAATCCCCAGGGAATGCCCCAAACGTACGTGGGGTCCAGCATGCGCGCACGTACGGTATCCTTGAGGGATTGTGCAGCCCTCCGGGACGAAACTATCTGAACTCGCCTCCCCTCCTCTTTAATCATCTATTCACTCCATCCTATTGAATTCGCGTATTCGGCTACTCTCCTCTGCTTCTCCCGCCACTCAGCGGACGGTTCGACGAGTTCCCCATCCCAACCCCTCCCGACTTCTGAGGTGGCGGAAGTCACTTGTCGTTGTCGCGCACTCTCGGGACGCACCACAAGCCGGCCCTCTTCACACTTCCGCTTCAGCACGGCGCGCACATAACTCACCGGGGCTTCCAGGTCGGGCTTCCTCCGCGCGATATCACCGATCTCCTCGTAGACCAGTGCGGCGCTGTTCTCGCACCACCCCAGGAACGACTTCGCGTTCGAGGAGGTGAGTGCGTATCTGTCCTGGGGGAATACAGTAGGCCACGCCTCTTGAAGGAGGGCTATCTGCATGGCGCGGCGCTGCTGGAACGGACTGGATCGGGAGGTTTCCGGGCCGGCGTCGTCCATCTCATCGGCCTGGATCAGACGCCCTACGAGCGAAGTACCACTAACTGGTACTTCTCCGATCGGCGATGTACCACTAAGTGGTACTTCATCGGGTGATGTATCAGTAACTGGTACTTCATGGGGCCGGGCTGCTGTACCACTAACTGGTACTTCCCGAAGTGAAGTATCAGTAACTGGTACTTCTGCTGTACCACTAAGTGGTACTTCTGCTGTACCAGTAACTGGTACTTCGGGATTAGCTGATCCATTGGGGCCGCTCAGGAGGCGGGGTTGACTACCCTCTAATATATTAATATATATATTACCTACATCAGGGGTACCATCCCCAACCACCACCCCCTCCACCCTTCCCCACCACCCGACTATTGAGGCAGAGAGGGTACGGAGTAGCTGTGGACTCAGCATCAGCACTCCGCGCTTGCCGTCGCGCCGGTACGTGATGAGCCCCTCCGCCTCCAGCTCAGCGCGGGCCTTGAAGAACCACGAACGATTCCCGAATCCAGACGCCTGCATCTCTTCCTCAGCAGTCCGGGGGGAGGGGGGTGGTCCTTCGCTGAGATACAACCACAGGAGCGCGATAGCACCCCTGCTCAGACCCTCCATAAGCTCCTCCCATTATTTGAGCTGTTTTTGAATTTCTCTATAAATGATGAGTACACACCCGACCAAGAATACCAACAACCCAACCAGGACAGATGCAACGCACAAACACAGCAGGAACAAAAGTATCTCACCCACAGGAAACCTCCTCAGATACCCGCGCCTTGAGGCCAGTGAGGGCCTCCCAGCGCTGGACGATGATCTCGCAGTACTCCGGGGAGATCTCCATCAGGTATGCCCTGCGCCCGGTGTTATGCGCGGCTATGAGTGTGGTCCCTGAGCCGGCGTACCAGTCTGTGATGATATCCCCGGGCTGGCTGTAACGCTCGATGCACCACTCAAACAGCTTGATCGGCTTCTGCGTCGGGTGAACTCTCTTTACTCCCCGCTCGCTGTCTCGAATGAAGCCGCTCCATCGATGCCTGAAGATGCGGAGCGTATTTCCTCTGCTCACCCACGCAGACTCTCCGTCCGACTGGTCATTAGGGGAGAGGTCCACCCTCTTATCCCACAGCAGCCAGGCGGGCGAGGGAGGAAGCTTGTCTGCGTAGTGATTCGCCCCCCACAGGATAACCGTTTGACCCGATGTGAGGAGGTGCGTGGGATCGAAGGGGCTATCATCCCCCGCCACCGGGGAGAACGTACCCCGCAGGGCCAGCGTCCCGCGCTTTCCGTCCCCGAATCCCCAGGAGATGCCCTTCGCCCGGAGGCCGTATGGAGGATCGTGGAGCCCGAGTTGTGCGGTCTCCCCCTGCACAAGGCGAGAGACATCCTCGGGGTTGGTTGCATCCCCGCACAGGAGCCTATGCGGCCCCAGGAGCCACAAACTACCCACACGTCACCTCCTCAACAGTCTGGGGTCGGGAGGTCCAGGGCCGATCTTCGCTGATCCAGACGCCCTCACGTTGAATCATCCCTTTCTCTCTCATCTGGTCTGCGTCCAAGCACCTGCGGCTGGATGAGACACGCCCCTGGGAGTACTCTCCCGCGCGGTGCATATCAAAGGGTGTGGTTGAACTGAATGCTTCCCCACAGGCCGTACATGTGCATTTCATGACTTGTCCTCCAACGGTGTTTTTAGGGTCTGGGAGAGAGCAAGAGAGGGCATAAGTACATGCTGTGGTGTACTGATACCACCCTCTCAACTATGCCCTCTCCCGGGGGTAAACTGGTCTACCTTCCTGCGGGTGTGGGAAGACCGTTTCTCTTCATGGTAGCAGTCGGGGCGTCGAATCCCAGGGCCTGCATTACCGCTTCAGGACCATCTCCCCCGAATAATCCGTCCAGGGCTGTCTTCGCCTGCGCGCCACTCATGAGACCGGCGACATCCTTGGGGATACCCTTCTTAATCAACCACTCCATCTGCTTTGCGGTTGGCTTTCCTCCACTCGAACGTGCAGGGGCGCCTGCGGATCGCGCCGGCTGCGCTCCTGTTGTGCCTTTCCGGTACAGGTAGAGCGCGAACGCATCACCAAGTTTTTTCGCGGCCTTGCTCAGCCCGTCCGATCCAGCCGCCTTCACAGCAGTATTCAGGGGGTTTTTTTCCCCTTGAGCTTGGATTGCGCCGAACCCGGGTCCAGATTTTGTGACTCTCATGACTCCGGTACCATTCACATCATCGAGCACTTGAACTTCAATGTCCACGACGCAGGTGTACCCCTGGAAGTCCCGGGTTTCGTAGCGGGGATTGTCTCTACTCCCGGCGTTCACCCTGACCTCCGCAGTATCCAGGCGGGGAACGGTGGTCCGGTCTGACCACCCCAAAGGACCAAACACCTCGTCCAGGTGGTATGCCGTCTCTTCCCACGGTACATAGCTGAACCCATTGATTTCTTCGAGCGGCGCATCCCAACGAACGCTCAGGGCCTCTAAAACCTCAGAAAGTTTGCGCATGATTTCTCCTTCTTAATTCGATCGATCGCGTTTCGATCATCATTATACAACAAAAAGCCGGCTGGTGCAAGCACCTGGGCCGGGCCGGGCTATATTTCGTATGCCTCGATGACACCCTCCAGGGGTATCCCTAGTGCGCGGCATATGCGCACCACGTCCTCCAACGAGGGGCGCTGTATCGAACCGGACTCTATCCGGGTCAGGGCCAGGCGGGATAGTCCTACCATCGGGGCAAATTTCTCCTGAGTGATGTTCCTCTCAAGTCTCTTCGACTGGAGGAACTTCCCTCCTCGTATCGAATTCATACATACTTCTCCATGGTATAATAGAATGGTACTATATTCTACCACACAGGAGATCCTCATGCCACCCCGACCTACCCGCACCCCGCAGGACAAGCCTGCAACCCTCAGTGTTGTCCCACTCATCCAGGCCGCCCCGGAGGCGGTCGGACGGAAACCAGGGCGCCCGAAGAAGTCGGACATGCCTCCCATGCCGAGACTGGAGGTTTCCCCCCTCGAACAGCAGATGTACGACGCTTTTATAGCCGCCCAACTGGAGGAGAATCCCGACCTCACGCAGTCGGATAAGATGCTCCTTCAACTGGCCGGGATCGAATTTTTAAAATATCACCGCGTAGCCGCCCAGGAGTTGGAGTCAGGGCAGGTCATATCCATGGCACGACAACACCCGTATACTCAGATGCGGGGTTTACTCGACTCCCTGAGCGTCACACGTAAGCAGAGAAAGCGGGCCGGAGAAGGGGATGACCCCTCCTCCCAGACCCGAGATGAGCTAATGCGGCTTCTTAGCTAGGCGTACCACTTTTCTACCACCGCATACGCGCGCAGGACCTCTTCCACCAGGCCAGCTTTCTCTGGGCTCAGGGAGCCCGAGAGCGCACGAACCATCTCGAGTTGCACAACGCGGTAGATGAAGAGCCACTGAGACGCGATGAATCTAGACCTCATCATGCCTCACCCCCTTAATGATGAGTAGTGCGGCGCGGTAGGCGAGAAGCAGGCTACCCGCCCGCTTCTTGGTGTAGTGGCTGCTCTCCTGCTGGTAGAGATGGTCCATGTGAGCGATGTGGGTAGAGAGGGTGAGTATTGCCCTGCTGGTATCCCCGATCCTCAAGGCCCCGGCTACTGCGGAGAGTTCCCCGGCTGTGACGTGTTCCCCCACATTCCTTGCCTCCTCAACCATCCCTTGTATAAGCTCCGCAGCGTTCGCTTCTTCTCTCCTGCCCTCCCGCAACGCATCGGCCAGTGTGCGGAGTTCAGCAGCCAGTAGACGCTGATCTACCGCTTCTGCCTCTCGGGCCATGACTTCCAGGATCTCAAACGCCCTCAGCATGCTCCCACCTCCCGCCTGAACCCAACCTGGCTCCCCGCACGCTGTCCCTGCGCGTACCCGTCCGGGGAGCGGAGTGTGGTGTGGAGTTTCCCCTTCTTGAGTCCAGGGAACAGGCGCACCTTCGCCTCCTCCAGATCAGTATCCTTCAGGACGATAAGCGCCCGGTTCTTGTTTTGCGCGGCCTCGAACTCGGCCCGCTCCTGAACCAGGCGTTGATGAATGATCTGCATGGCTCCGGTGAAGAAGCTGTTCTTCCATGTTCGCGTGTGCACCGTTCCACCGGCCAAGCGGTACACCCGCAACTCCCGGGCGGCCATACGCTCAAGCTGGACCAACACGTGATTGAACAACCAGATGACCGCCTCCACGTTCTCCGTCTCCCCGATCAGGTGTACCACCGTCTGTTTGGGGTGGTATACCACGTCACAGAAATTATTTCGTGCCACCGAACACAGAAGTGCACGCATCCAGTGGTTTTTGCTTTGAAGGTCGATGCCTCTCATGCCATATGCATCACTCCGCTTGCCCTGCTTCTCCTGCTTCACATCCAGCATGCTCAGGTTGTGCTCCGCGAGGAGCTTTTGTGCTTTGCTGAGCGCGAGCGCCGCCTCGTTGGGGTTGTCTGATGTGCTCAGGGCCAGGAGCTTTTGAATTTTCTGAACAATAGTTTCTTTCTGCATGTCTCTCTCCTCATTAGTCCGGGAGGGGTGTCCTCCCGGCGCTACTCAACTACAGGCCGCGTGCCTCTAACAGGTCAGCGATTTCTTCGCGGGTCATCTTCTTCGCGTCGTTCAGGCGGATTATCCAGGAGCAGTAGTCGTGCCGTTCTCCCTCCAGTGTGGAGGAGAGGCAGGGGAACGCCTCCCTAAGCGTGCCCTCTATGTCCTCAATACAGGCTTTTCGCGCCTCTTCTGTACCCAGGAGCGCCTCACATGCCGCCCCTAGAGTGCACGAACAAAGAATCTGGTATCCCTCTATCTCGCATTCCTCAAAATACTCTCCGAACGCCTGGGGCCTCTTCCTGGACCCTCTGCGGATAGCCTCACTGAGCTTCATGTCACCCGCCCTTTCTGAATCTGTGCGCCGTTACGCGCGCGAACAACAACAACAACCCCCGGTTCATAAACACCGCCGTCCCTAGCGCGACGGCATGCTTCGTGTTGTACGCCTCCACGTGTTCAACCCCCACCTCTCCCCCGCTCGTATCAAAAGCCCGCACCTTCCACAAAACCTTCTTAAACGGCTTAATTTTTTGCCTCCGGCGCATGTTCCCCTCCTCTCAAGTGCTTGTGGTACAGGTTGACCGCCCGTACCCACAACCTATCAAGATGTGTATCCAGCTTTCCGGTGATTGCGTATGCGTCCATAACCCGCGCGTACGCATACTTCACCCGGTATTGGAGAAGCAGACCCCTCCTGCACACCGGCCCGCGCACCGAGCATCCACACACGTCACCCTCCTATGGGGGAGATCTCATACTCCCACAGCCATACCTTTGACTTCATCTCTCCATGAACGTTCGTGGGGCGGTCAAGGCGCACCAATACGTGCTCTCCGTCGTATTCTGCCACGCGCCCGGTGTGGTTATCCACATCCTCTACTATCCCACGCGTGTTTATCTGCACGTGTGTCTCCCTGCTGTAGTGGGGCGTGTTTTTAGGCGGTGTGTAGTATCTCATATCCTCTCCTTCAGCGCCTCTACCAGGGCGACGACATACGCCACGGCGTAGTCTGCCCCGAACATCTCAAATATCTCTTGTATCTTAGATAGCTCCACCAGGATATCCTGGAAGCTTCTCCCCTGAGCCAGCCAGGCTTTCGCCCGCTCTTCTCCTCTCATGTCCACTCTCCCCCAAATACCTGAAGGACATCCCTACGCAGGCTGCGCATCTGCTTGTTGAGCATCTTCTCTGCCCGCCTCCAGTTGGTCATTTGAGCCAGGTGCTGTACCTGCTCTATGGCCTTCGTGTGTCTCTTGATCGGGTCTTTGAACCGTCGTAGCCGACCGTTTCGCACCCGTTCAGATTGGTAGATAAGCTTCCCGGATGGTGCGTACACGCAATACTGTGTATGCCCACCCCACACCTCCCAGGAGAGCAGAAGCGTCCCGATTTGGATAATACGGCCCTCAGTCGGGAGGCAAGTTCTCCACTGTTGAAGCGCGGGTAGACCACAGAGGGAACACGCGGTGTGAGGTCCTGCTCAGGGGCCGGAGGTGGTGGGGCGTATTCGTTGCGCTTGAAGTGTTCCCCCATTGTGTTAAGCATGGAGGAGTCTACCAGGGACATGGAGCGCATCAGCGTGCGTAGACCCTCCGCAGTCTGTTGAACGCCCCTCCGGTTGTGCAGACGGGCTATTAGCTGTAGTAGCGGTTGTATTCATCCAGTGCCCTCCTGAGCGAGGGCAGGTTGTTTTCTAAATCCTCCCATCCCACTCCTTCGTCTACTCCCTCTAGCACATGGGTGAAGGCGTTTATGTGCTCAAAGAGGTTAAACAGGGTCTGGGCCGGCTCTGCACCGCCCCTTGAGGCCAGGTATTCATATTTATCCATCTCTGATGCAACAAGGTCATGGAAGTCGTAGGGACCAAACGACTCCTCATGCTGTTTGAGCAGCCCTTCGACGTGAAAGTATGCATCATTGTACGCCTGATAGTCTGGTCCCAGGTCGAGAAGCGGCCTCCTTCCCACGCGTACCGGGACCAGGGCCGCGTACAACTCCTGGAGCTTTTCCTTAATCCTCTGTGCCTGTTCCAGCCTCTCAATACAATCCGGGCAGAACACCCATCGCGCGGCATTATCCAAGCTCTGTGCAAGCCTGCCCACTATCTCCTCTCCGCACACCTTGCACTCCGCCTTGTGTGGCTCAATGATTTCAGCCGAGCACCCCTCACAGCACAGACCGTCTCCCTCATCTTCATAGCCGTAGTCTGAGTATGCCTCGATTGCCTCCCCGTCGAATGTCCGGGGCTGTGGGTTGAACCTGGCCCATTCCGTGATTTCCCGGTATAGCACCTCTCCCGTCTCTTCATCCCGCAGTGTTGCACCGGTTTGCTTGTCTCGCACGGGCCACGTAGTGATATCGAATTTATTTCCACTGCAGAGGTACTCCATCTCTACTGGTGTTGTTTCTTCCCGCACGCAGTTCTCGCACAGGACGGTGCATTCTCCGATCATGAATATCATCTATAACCTCCCCACTTCACACGCTGCAAGCCTAGCAGCCAGGAGTATCAGGCGAAGAACCTCACCCCTGTATGCACGCGGAACATCTTTCATAAAACCCATGAGCACCTTGAGGTTGCCCGCACGGCGTACAACCCTATTCGCACATGCCCAGAGCGGCAGGTGGCTGCGTTCCTCCTCCATAACCTCTCTCACTGCACTCAGGTCAGTCTGCTTCAACAAGTGGCTCATCTTATATTTGAACATACCTTTCTCCTGTTGTATTATTTGGGATACCCCCATCGTAGCCGCTCCCCGCACATCCGCATGGCCGGATGTATAGCGAGCGGCTATATCGAGGTACCTACTCAAACGGTGCGTAGCACTCTGCGTCACAGTGTGCGCAATACACGCCTTCAAGTGGTATGATCTCGCCCAGGTACTGCTCAAACTGGAAGGTATCCTCATGGATGCAGCCGACGCTTCCCGAGTCCAGCAGCCTCAGCACTTCCGCTTCCCCTCCGTAGTGCTCGCACGCGCACTCACCACAGAGGTACCCCACCTCAGTATCAAAAGCCAGGTAGTCTTGCACAGAAGTCATGTCTCTCTCCTAAAAACTCATTAGCACAGAACAAACGTCGATAATCTCATCAATGCCGGGCAGGCTCTTTGGGGAGCGCATGAACGCGTCCCATGCCCGCTCATTGATTGCATGTACACGCCCCATTGCCTCAATGGCCGAGGGCGCTCTATAAACCCACTCAAGGGCTTTTCGCGCCTGCACGGTTTCCGCACGGAGCAACTCCTGGTAGAGTGTGAGTTCAAAATCAAGCATGCTGTGTTTCTCCTCAATAGTCTGAGCAAATGCTCGCGTAGAACAGCCTGCGTGAGGCTACCCTACGTGAACATGAGCAGGAAATTTATACTCGTTCCTGCTCAGTCGAGTCATCAGGCCGCTAGGGGAGTGCGGAAGGGGCCGGGGATAGAAGCCAGGGGTAGGGGAAACTGTGCTCTAGTCGGCGCACACTGGCCTACGGTGGATATTCACGCTTCCACAAACGCTTACTCTGATCTAGTTGGCTCAGAGAGGCAACTGTTATTCGTGCTGTTCTAGTCGGTACAGCATGACCACCGTGTTTTCTGCTCTGGCCCATAGGCCGGGCATCAATGACGCACCATTCAACGCGGGATAGATAAGAAGCATATCCAGGCTGCATGCGATCATAGCTCACATGCAAGGCATTTCGTTGTGCGCGTTGCACACAACAGGCGTATGGAGTACCCGGGTCACTCCCATTCCCTACCCCCAGACTTACTATCCGCTGAGGGCCAATACACACGCTTTAGGGCCGTCTTCTTTTTGTACATCACAGCGCGGCGTGCATCTCCTGAGAGACCGGACTTGTTACTCGTTGAACGCTACCATATTTGGTTGTTCAGGTTCGCTTTGTGCTCTCTCGCATTTCGTTTGTTCGCGTTTCGATCACACTAGGATGATACATGAGACCAGACCCGCTGAGAAGAGAGTAAAAAGTACTAATTTATGGTAGTACAGTGGTACTGGTTTGGTGGAGAATCCTCAATATCTTGTACCATTATGTGTTATTGCGTGTGGATATTTGTTCTAATACGGGGTTGACTCCCTGTGCAGGCACACGCTTGCACATAGATTGGTATAGAGACACACATTGATACACATCTGCTGTTCCTATAACGCACATATACGTATGGATGAGCTTATGTGTATGCATGGGTAGCGTCGAGTGCTGGTCGAATACCCTAAAATATAGCAGATTGTTATATTCCCTATAGTACCCTCCCACAAACAGCAGCATCGGCCTGTCCCTGGTTCTCGCGTGTCCGGCGTTCATCGCTCGTCTGTGGTGCGCAGGTGGTCCCGCACCGTAGCTGGTGTGTGTGTGTGCGTGGAGCATCGCCCGGGCTGGTGCGTGTGCGTGTGCTGATGAGCGTGAGCGTGCTCTGCTGGACGCTGCATGCTTGTTGCTCGGACGCTGCGCCGGCGCTCGAATTGTTGAGATTGGGCGTGGGGTAGTTGTCTCACAAAATTCCCCAATTTTACGCTTGGAGGGTGTGAGTTTTCCGGGGGTTTTATCCGAATTTTCCTGAATTTTCTGTAGTTTTTCCTGAATTAATTGCCCCTCCAAACCAGACTAGTGAGGAGGGGTAATATACCTGGTATGCCTGAATTTTTAATTCGGGTGCGGCTGAATTATTCGGAGGAGTACTTTCGTCTGTGGAGTTGTCTCCCCTGGTTAAGGGAGGTATACTATGCGAAGGGCCGGGGATGCGCGAACACCCTCCGGCCAGAGCGAGACCTGTTCGTACCAGGAGCCGCCCGTATGTAGTATACGCCTGCGACTCCTACAGATCAAGGTAGTAGGAGAAAAGAATGAAATCCCTGAAATTCAATCTGTTCGTGTTCTGCGGACATTGTATTGTCTTCGCCGTTTTACTCGGGAGTGGGGTGAATATTGGTTTTATCGTGGACCAGTGGTTTGCTCCCGTCTTTGGATACGGTTCTGGGGTGGGTGCGGCGGTCGCGGTAGCCTCCGGTCTACTGGTAGGACTCGGGGCGTACGGCCTCTTCATCCACTCAGAGAAAGCCCTCAAGACAATTCTTCGCCTTCCCGACCCGGAGCGACTGATTCGCGGTATATCCCTGGTGGTGTTGAATGCTGGATTCGTGGCACTGGGTATCTCCGGCCTTCTCTATCGCCTTTCCTTCCTCAATAGTCGCGGGGTTGGGTTCCTGGTGGTGATAGGATGCGTCCTGGAGATTTCTACTCCGGTATTTGGGATTGTGATGCATCCCCTCCAGAACCCGGCTGTAGAGGTACTTGAGGAAGAGAGAATGAACCACTTTAGCCGTAGAACTATCTCCGATGCGTGGAATGCGGCTGACCGTCTCCCCACACAGCGCAGAGTCAAGGCGCTTAGTGCGGGAATGGACGAAGCGCTTGATGAGGCAGTAGAGAATATAGAAGCCCCGCGTATACCCAACCGGACCATCGGTCCGTTGAGCCGGCGCATGTTAGCCGCACAGCCCTCCCCTTTCGTACCGGCTCACAGGGCAAGCAAATAGATCCACCTGGAGGGCCTAAAATTTCAGAGGAAAATTCCGCCGGAGGTGAAGATAAAATTCCCCCGGCGCTGAATTTTTCCCCGCCTCGGATCTACTCCACAGGCCGGGGGAGGCAGAGAAGCAAGGACCGGGTAAAGGAGTTGTTCTTCCTGTGGTGGACTGAATCCCCGCGCAAAAGTTTCTCTGAATTTTTTAGGAGGGACTTGTCTGAGGACATGCGGGAATACTACACAAGGAACTACATAAAGGAAGGCGGAAAGTCCCATGGAGAATTCAAACAGTGGAGGGCAGAGTTCCGATCAGAGCGTAGAGACGGAGGAGCAGCCAGTAAAGCTCACGCTGGTGGACCTGCGGTCATTCCATTTAGGAGACGGGCCGGACGCTAGGGAGGCGACACACGATGAGTTCTTTCACTTCGCCGCCTCAGTCGTCGGGGTGGGTATGGATTGGCCGGTGGAGAGGCGTCGGGACTTCTTGAATTGGGCCTTATCAGAAAAGCTGATCGAGGTAGATGGACCAATTTTGAGGAAGATAAAAAAGTAGTTTAAATTCCCTAAAAATTCAGGCCCATTTGTGGTATAATAGATGTATCCCTCCTCTCTGATCCTGGCCGGGGCGTGTTCCCCTCCACCCCCGGCCCACGCGTGCTTCCCGGCCTTGTAGGTACTCTACGGGCCAAGTCCAGGTTCTCAGCAGGCAACCCCTGATCGGGAGTCCCTGTAGGGTAATAGGTACCCTGGAGCCGGGTATTTCTCCCCAGGAGTTCCTCATGAGCGCATTCCTTAAGGTGTATACCGATGCTGGACATACCAACGAGGTAGTCCACACCACAGCGAACACGACTACCCTCAACGGTGCAGTTACTGCGGGCGCCTCTCAAATCGTGGTAGCCTCTGCTACGGGGATGCCTGCTCAGGGAACCATCGATATCATCGACGGGACGAATGGGAATGAGACGCTGGCCTATTCCAGCATCTCGGGGAATACCCTCATCCTCCTGTCCGCGCTCGCACACAACCACCCAAACGGGACAACAATAAATCAGTGGTACTATTCCTTAGCGGTTGGGGATCAAACGAGTGGGATTTTAAACGATGGATCAGCTTCTACTCCTGTGGCGTCTAATACAGGGACATGGTACGTCTACAACGCCGGAGATCAGACTGCCCAAAGTCCAGTGTTTTCCACCTCTAATGCTTCCCCCTCTACACCCATCGGCTTTAGTGATGCCGAAATTAGCATTACCTCATCCTCCTCTGGGTTTGCTGCATCCGTCTCCCCGTCTCCTATCACTGCTGGAAGCCAACAACAGGTGTGGGTTGCGGCTCTCGTACCATCGGGCCAGAGCATTGTAGGAAATCCCCAGGTCTGCGTCATAAACCTCAGCTACCAAACGGTGTGATTGAATGACCGTACTCGAACAGGATACCGCGCTAACGGGAGGGCGCGGCACTCCGAACGCGTGGAGTCCCGCGTCGAACGGCCATAACTGGACGCAGGTTAGAGGAAACCAGTCTCTTTCCTTCGCCTCCAGCCTACTCATACTCACATACACCTCATCCAATACCACCGGCATTCTTTACCTGGGGAGCACTTCCGTAGCGAACCAGGACATCACGCTCAACGCGCAGGGGAGTGCAACCAGCGATATTATCGGTATTGCGGCCCGCATAGGAGACTCCACACACTACTATCAACTTGAGTTGGGTAACACACTGAATACCCTGGAGATCAGGAAGAACGTTGCGGGGGTGTTCACCACTCTGGGAAGTGCGGCGTTTACCTACGCGGCGAATACGAAGTACACCTTCAGGTTTCGGTTAGTGGGGAGTACCCTCAAGGGGAAGGTGTGGGTAGCAGGGGGAACTGAGCCGGACTGGATGATTACTTGCACGGACAGTTCTCTATCATCCGGCTTCATGGGAGTGGCGGGTGGGCCGTCTACCACCACACACACAACCTCGTTCGATACATTCAGCGCAACAGACGCGCTCCTACAGGCCGACACGCAGACCAGAGTGCAGTTTAAAATACAGGCCCCTGGTACTACCCGGGCGCGCGTGGTGTTCTCCACCCGCACCCCCGCGACTAGTGAGGCACAGTCGAGATACCCCATACGTTCCACCGGGCTATCACCGTCTCGCTCGGTGTTTAAGGTACGCGGCCCTGCGGGAGAGCAGACCAGGGCGCGATTTATTATTAGCCTGCCCCAGGTAGTACTGGCCCCACTTTCCCTGGCCTTCTCTCTGTCCCAGGACATAACAGAGGCATTCTCTACATTTCAGTCGCTCATGGCGTCATTATCTACCGTCCAGGCCATCACGCTGGCCTTTGGGAGCACCATGCCACAGCCCAATTCCACTATTACATCCACCGCGACGGTGAAGGACGCCTCCGGGACGCTACTCTCCAACTTGAGCAGTGTGAGCGTGATTATCACGTTTCCTGATGGTTCCTCCTCCTCAATAGTCGGGTTCGGGTCGGGCGAGGTGGTGAACCTGGGTTCAGGGGAATATAAAATCCAGTACATCACAAAGATGCCTGGATTAATAAGAGAGGAGTGGAGCGTCCTGGCCTCAGATGGAACGACGAAGGCAGACTATGTTAATCTGGTTCCGGTAAGCTACTAGTTACCCCATACCTACGAGCCATGCCCTCTGAACATTCCCTACATATAGGGGTCAACACCCAATCCCCTATGCCTATAGCTCCCATGACGTGCTCCTTGTGCTGGTCTACCGGCCAGTAGGGCGCAACCGTTGCACCCTTTCCGCACGATGCGCAGGGAAGGGGAGGTCCAAATTTTAGATAAACAGTGGTGTATGCTTCTTCTTCCATACCACACAGTGTAGCACAGGAGTCAATGAAACTTTCCTCCTACCTAAAGACCGACCCGGTGGAGTTTGCGCGCACGTTTTTGTTGAACCCCATGGGAGAGCGTGCAGACCCACATCCGGCCCAGGCCGAGATGATGAGGGGGGTGAAACGACTCACAGCGGCGCCGTGCGGGAGGCAGTTAGGGAAGAGCACATGGTTGGGGTGGTACATCGCCTGGTTCGCCTGCACGCACCCCAACCGGGAAGCCTACATCATTGCACCCTCAGTAGACCAGAGTCGAATCATATTTAATGAGGTAGCGCGCCAGTTCCGCTCCCCAAGCGTACTCTCTACACTTCTAAACAAGAAGATCAAGGAATACCCTTTCCCCGAGATAAGCCTGGTGAACGGGTCAATGATCCATGGCCGGGGCGCTAATAACCCGCAATTCATCCGAGGTAAGCGGGTACATCTCGCCGTCCTCGATGAAGCAGCGTTCTTCAAGGATCAGGTTATCCCTACGGTCATTGAGCCGATGTTCACCGTAACCGGCCAGACCGAAGGCGCGGCGCTCATCATGATCTCTACCCCGTTCGGGACGGGAGACTTCTATGAGTATGTGGTGAAGGCTCAGCGGATGGCCTCCGAGGGCAAAGACGCGGCTTACTTCCACTACACCTCATACGACAACCCCTATGCAGACCGGGCCTATCTCGATGAGGTGAAAGCCACGTATGGGGAAGATAGTCTCCTGTGGAGATCCGAGTACATGGCTGAATTCGTGGACGGGGATTTAGCGGTCTTCCCCTGGAGTAACATCAAGTGGGCAGTAGAACACCACCCATACGACGGTCCATACCACGCAACCGCTCCCGAAGAAAAGCACCGATACGTGCAGGGGGTGGACCTGGCTAATGTTCGAGATTACACGGTCTGCTCCGTACTCGACATCACCAACCCCGGCCTTGTACCCCTGGTACGTCTCGACCGGCTTCAGAAAAAAGGATACGCGGCGTACAAATCCCTCATACGCAACAATCATAAATCATACAACGGAGCCCGCACACTGGTAGATGCTACCAGCCTGGGGGAGTCCGTCGCTGAGGATTTGCGCGACATTAGTGCAGAAGGGTATAAGCTGAGCAACCAGTCTAAATATGAGGTGGTTCAGGAACTATCTCGTATGCTTAGTGAACACCGTCTCACCCTCCCCAATGACCGCACCGTGATAGACGAACTCAGATACTTCACCTATGAGATCACCCCCTCCAAGACGCTCCGCATGGAAGCCAGTCGAGGCCACGATGATATCGTGATGAGCCTGGCACTATCTGCTCACCTGTCCTGTCTCCCCTCATCAGTCGGGCGGTTCCGGGGTGTAGGTGGCCCAATAGACCCTCCAAAGAAAAAGCCGATTAAACCTCAAAAATACTATGATCCCTTTAAGGAGGTCTTCGCTGAATGACTACGCTTATACAGAAGGCATTTCGGGCCGGCGTAGACCTCATATCTAAAGCCTCGCGTGGAACGCTTACCTCCTATGTAATGGGCGCCCCCGCTCAGTACGGACAGCCCCCGGAGATACTCAGCCCGGCCTCTGTGCAGGGCCTCATCACGCCCGAGCGTATGCGTGAGATCGTGATGCGCGCTCCAACCCCCGCAGCCTGTATCAATACGATACTGGATTACACATCGGGGGTAGAGATCCAGGTACGAAACGTTAATCCTGCCCTACCCGCAGACCCCGCCCGACTAGCGAGGGCAAAGAGTTTCATGCGCCGGCCCAATCCCCGGGACACATGGGGCCAGTTCCGCTATAAGATTGAGCGGGACATGGCCGTGATAGGGTATGGTGCGGCTGAGATTGAGCGAGATGCGGAGGGAGCGCCGGTCAACCTCTGGACTCTGGATGCAGCAAGGCTCCGGATCGACTACGATGAGCACGGAACGATCCTGGGATACGATATGCTGGATATCCGAGGAATGCCAGTCAAGGGCGAGGACGGAGTACACGGCTGGCTTCCACAGGACATTCTCTTCTTCCCCCGAGACCCAAATTCCTACAGCATCTACTCCACCAGCCGCATAAGCCAGCTCTTCACCCTCGCGGTGCTTGAGGATATGATGATTGCTTTTATATCCTCCCGCTTTACTGACTCCAACGTCCCGTACGGGTTACTTGACCTGGGAGACATCACGGAGACGGAGTTAGAGGCGGCGGTGGATATGTGGAATTCCCAGAGCCAAAAGCAGCACAAAATCATACTCACGGGGTCCAAAGGTGGCTCCAAGTGGTACCCATTCGCCTATGCCCTCAAAGAGTTAGAGGCAAACGGCCTCATGAGTACAGTCCAGAGCCGTATCATGGGGATCGTGGGAGTAACAGAGAACGAACTGGGTGAGTCCCAGGACGTAAACAAAAGCAACGGCTATAACCTCTCCTACACCTTCAAAAAGCGGGCCATTGAGACAGTGCTTCGGGTCGAATGCGATGTTATTACCCGAAGGCTGTTTCATGATGAGCTAGGCTTCTATGACCTGGAAGCCTACTTTGATGAAATCGACTCCCGAGACGAACTTCTCCAGGGACAGATAGATGATATCTTCTTGAAGAGCGGTATATACTCGATCAACCACATACGGAATAAAAAGGGCCTGCCCTCTGTCCCTGGTGGAGATGAGAACTATGTCTCCACAGGATCAGCACTTATCCCGGTTCGTCTCATTTCTGCCTTCGCCGAGGCTCAGCTTGCCGCTATCCTCGCCGTGGTGCAAGCCCCAACAGGGGAGGACAACCCTAACGTCTCTCCTCCACTCATCCGGCCTCCCAAGATGCCCGAAGGGTTTTCGACCATCGACGGGTCAGGGTCAAGTAACGTGAAGGTCCGGTACCCGAAGCAGGTTTCTCTCCCCCAACTACCACGCGGCCCCACACAAATGAACCGAAACCAGGGTCTCAGAAAAGAGGACATGTGAGCGTATCACAAAAGCAGGCGAAGAAGGAACATGACACCTATCTTGGCCCTCATAAATCCTTCCCAGTGAATGCGGTAGGTGAACATCTCCGCGCCGCTTGGGATCTGTCCGGCCATGCATCTAATCCAGACGCGATGAGGCATAAAATCTTGGCCTTCGCACATGAGCATGGCTTGATGGATCGTCTACCCGAGAGCGCGAAAAGCTATCATTCAGGGAAGGTGATGAAGGCCAAGCAGGGAGACCTTCAGGAACTATTCTCCATGGCCTGGAACCATGAGAGCATGGAGGGAGATACAAGCGAGAAGCGGCGCCTGGTTAGGTTCGCTGAGGCACACCAGCTCGCACACCTCCTGCCCGAAGAGGCGCATGGCATGATGCATGATATGCATGTTCCTCATAACCACGATGGTGTAGAGAATGATACGGAGGGTTATCACTCCCACGAAGTGGTGAAGGCGGGTTTCACCGGGGAGATCTTCAAATCATGGTTTCCCGCTGATGGGGCAGACGCTCACTTTGAGGGGTGGCTCGCTACCCCGATGAAGGACAGGGAGAGGGATGTGACGGAGCCAGAGGCTTTCATTACCCCTGCCGCATCCTACTTTAGCCGACGCGCCCCGCTCAGTGTTAAGCACGGTACCGACTACCTCCCGGTCGGACATCTTCAAAAAGCGGCTATGGTACGGGACGGAAAGATTATACAGTCCTTCTCTCACCCGACCGACCCGGCTGAGTTTGAGCACTTCCCCGGATCAGGTACCGGAGTGTGGGTCCGTGGGGTGGTGAACGAGGAGCCGGGGGTATCAGCGATCCGAAAAGGGAATGTTGGGGGTATGTCCTATATTGCTCAGGCTTCCCACAAAGAGAAACTTCCAGGCGGGCGGTACCGCTACACCAATTTCGATATCTGGGTAGAGTCTACCATCGCGGCCTATCCGATCAACCCAGAAGCCGTGATTGCCGTCGTGAAGGCGCGAGGCTTCATATCACAGGAGTAACTAATGCCCAAGACTTTAGAGGAAATCCTTGCCGCAGCCGTGGCGGCGAAAGAGGCCGAAGTAGCCGCACAGCAGGAACAGAACATCACGAAAGCCGACCTGGGGGGTATCCTCCAGGAGTTCAAATCCGGCCTTATGGGTGAGATCGAGGAGGCTGTGAAGAAAGCGATGCCCGCAGCCCCACAACCCAACCCCGACTATCGAGGGCAGGGCGTAGGTCAAAAGGGTACCGTCGCTTCTCCTGAGAAGGTGTCCCTGGACTCGAATCCCATCGAGTGGCTGGTACAGAAGTCTCAGGCCGGGGAGGAGTGGGACGTGCGCGAGCGCGAACTGATTTCCGGTCTCTTCCAGCGTGTCATGGGCGAGGGCTTGAGGCCATCATCCCCAGACTACGAGTAGTAACACACCCCTTCCCCCTCACTAGTCGGGCGGGGCCGTCCCTGGCTCCCCTTCCCCACACCACACCTCCAAAGGAAACCCCACATGCTCCCTACTGATGAACTCATCAAAAAAGCGGCTGGAGATGCAACCACCTCCACGCTCTCCGCACTAATCCCCAAAGTATGGGCCGCACGCATCGAGAAGAACCTGCGGAAAAGACAGGTCTTAGAACAGAGCATCCTCCAGTTCACCGACCTTCTGGCCCCAAACGCAGGAGACACCCTCTACGTCCCGATCCTGCCCGACCTGGGGGCCGCCGGATCGCTGACCGAAGGCACGGACATGAGTATCACGTCCTTCAGCACCGCATCCTCAGTGGCCTATACCCCAACAGAGTACGGGGTTACACTGGAGATCACCAGGAAGGCCCTGGACCGAATTAAATACGACGGCGCGGCTGAGATGATAGACCGCCTTTCGTACTCCATGCTCCAGACCCTTGAATCGGGAGTAGCGAACCTCTACAACGCTGATGTCCCTGGGACCAGTAGCGCCATGTCGCAGTTGTATCCAAACGGCCATAACTCGACCAATGTCATCAGTACCGATACATTCTCTGATTCACTGATGTTCGCGGCAATCAAAACCCTGCTCCAGGCGAATAACAGCCCATTTGATGACTCCTACTGGATGCTGTTTATCACCCCGAAGCAGTGGAGCGACCTGTGGCAGATCGACGCGGTGCGAAGAGATATCCACTACGCGGCCCCGGGGGATATATTGACCGGCGAGATTGGCCGGCTCTATGGGTGCAAGTTGTTCGTGACGAACTGGCTTGCTCAGCCCGTCGAGAATGGCGTCACCACAAGCAAGGCCCTGATGGTTGCTCCTCGTTGGGCTGGCCGCGCCTGGAAGCGCCGGCCTGGGGTTGTGGTTGATCCGACCGTGTACGATATGGGCCGGCGCCGGAGGTTCGGTATCGTCGCCGACTTCGACGTAGAACTGCTCCATTACGAGAGAGCAGTCTGTATCACTACCGCATAAGAAAGGAGGTCCGGCGTGTCCTATACGAGTATTCCGTATTGCACCTTCCCGCAGGTGGTGAGCGCGCTGGACCTCTCCACCAGCGCCCAAACGAAGGACCAGGCCTGGACCGAGGGGGAACTTATCCCAGAGGCCCAGGCCGCGATCGACGCCTACCTGGGATTTTCGTTCCAGACGGACGGTTCTCAGGCATCCCCCGCTACACGCCTGTATGGCGGGAGGGATGAGACCAGGCTCTACATGATAGACCGCCTGGTCTTCCTCTCCCAGGTCTTAGAGACCCAATACCTCATATCTCAGTCCTCCAGCGGATTTACCTATGTCCAGACCTCACAGGTGGACATCACCGCTGATTGCGCCTTGAAGCCGGATAACACGATACCGGCGCTCTACCTTAAACGGAAGTCTGGACTCCCATTCAGCGAGGGTGAACAGAACTACACCGTGAAAGGCGTCTTTGGGCGCCCGTTTGTCCCGGGGGATATCTCTCGCGCCTGTGTGAGAGTCGTGGTCTCTTGGTACAAAATGAGAGACACCAACTATTCGGACTTCCTCATTGAAGGTATGGTGAGACAGCACTACGAGAGGGTTCTTCCCTCCGACGTGAAGGAACTCTTGGATAAGTACAAGCCCAGGATATTCAGAGCATGAGCGAGATTATCCGTATTGATGTGGACGCCGCCCCACGGGGGATTCTTAAGGAGGACTGGGAGGAGACCATTATCGAGTCTCTGTATGCCTCGACCCCGGAGTTGGGTGCGGAACTAAACCCGAAAATACAAGATAGAACCCCTGAGTACATGGGGAACCTGCGACTATCTGAGAAGTTCATCCCCAACACGAACCGCAGCAACCCCACACTAGTAGAGTTTTTCCCTGCGGACCAGGAGCAAATGGACGAATTGGGCCGGGGCCGCATTTACGCCCCGTACGTGGAGGGCATCCTCCCCACAGACCTCTCCATTTGGCCTATCCGCATATCCCACATGTACGGGCGCGCAGAGGAAGAAGACTTAGATACGATTGAGGGGTGGGCTTACCTCAGTATAGAGGATGGGCTAAGTAGGCTCATAGGAGGGCCGTAATGACGCCTGTAGATGATATTATTGGTCCGGTTATTGAGGCCCTGGCCTCCGAACTCTCCTCAATATCTGGTCTTGGGAGAATGTATTTGGAGCCGCCCGACGGACCTCCGGAGGATAATAGCGTTCTCTTCCCGCTCTCACACTTCAAATTCGAGGGCGACACAAACGGGAAGATCTACGTCCGCCTGGGATTTAGAATCACATATGTAGTCCGGCGCTCGAAATTCCCGGATAACATCCAGCAATGCTACCTGATGTTCAGTTCCTTCTCTAAAATCCTATCCTCTCTCCAGAATCAAGACCTGGGGAACCTCTCTATCACCGTCACCCCCAAAGACGGGTCTGTGGGCCAGTTCGGACAGGCTATGCAGGCATTTGTGGTCCTCATCCTCAACACAGAAGTCCTCACAGAATTCAACATCCTCCAATAACCCTCAAGGAGCCTCTAGAATGGCTATCTCCAAGAAATCTTTTATGGGCGTAGCCCGAGAGGCTACCCCGGGAACGGCTGCAACCGCCCCAACCCTCTACGTCCCGACCAAATCCACCACTAAGGCGAAGAAGAAGGTGGAATATCTCGATGAGGAGCGCGGGGATCGGAACGCAAACTATGACTCAGTAGATACGATCCGGTGGGGCGAATGGGATATGAAGGGCAATTTCTACCACGATAGTATGCTCTACTTCCTCATCGCGGCCATGGGGGGAGATACTGCGTCCCAACCAGACGCAGGAGGAGCACCTACCGCCTGGAAGCACACCGTCGGCCTGGCTGATATCCCCCCGGCCCTGACGCTGTTTAAGAATTACGATGCGGCTCTCTATTACCATCCCTACAGCGTAGTCGAGAAGTTCTCCTTTAAGTTCACCTCGGATGGGAAGTTGCTTGAGTTTGATTGCTCAGGAAAGAGCCTCTGGCCCACGAAATACACCGGGTCCACCCTTACTCCCTCATTCTCGACCGTGAAGCCCTTCGCGGGTTATGCGCCGACCATTACCCTTACATCCGGCGCAACCACAGATATCGATGAATTCGAGGTGAGCTTCGAGCAGAAGATTACCCTTTGGAATCCGGCTAATGGGCAGCCGGATTGGGTAACAGCCTACTACGGGGAGCGAAAAGCTTCGCTGAGCTTCACCGCCCGATTTGACGCAGACGCCCTCTACAACACCTACTATATGGGCGGTACGGACGATACCTGCACCATTGACTTCGTTGGCGCCCTCATCGGGGGAAGTGTGCACCAGGAGTTGAATATTCAACTTCCAGTGGTCCACTACGACGAGATGGACCATGATTTAGGGAAAGACAACGTGCTCATCAAAGCGAAGGGTACCGTGAAGGCCACAGGGGCCGGCGCGGGGAACAACCTAATCAAACTCTTCGCGGTTAATACCGTCACCTCCTACGCCTCCTAACTCCCTCTGCACTATCAGCCTCCTCAACAGTCGGGTGGTTCGGCTGTTGGGGGAGGCATACTTCAAACAAAGGAGCAGACCACCATGCCCGACCAGGAATTTTTAATTGATGACTTCTTCTCCCCCAAAGATGCACCCGGCATCCCCTCGACTATTGAGGTGAGGGGAAGGAGCCTCCCGATCCGGCTCCGCATCATGAACTTCGGGGAGGTCCGCGCGCTGATGTCCAACAACGTCCGGGTCACTCTGGATGAGGCAGGAAAGCCTCAGATCGAGATGGTACAGAACCCAGATAGGGACGGAAATACGGAGATGGTCCTGGCCTGCCTCAAAGAGTGGCCCTTCAGGAACCCGGACGGGTCCATGTTGGAGATCAACCAGCAACACCTGGACGAAATGCACCCCGATGTAATGGCCGCGCTTCTCCAGCGTGTCTCTGAATTCGCTCAGAAGACCATCCAGTCTCAGCAGGAGGGCATACAAGGCCCTTTCGGGAAGCCCTGAGAAGGGGCTTTTTGAGCGGGGGGAGCGCACACCCCCAAATACCCGCAGGCTCCTTCGCGTGGCGTGTGACCTGCTACCGGGAATTCGGCTGGTCCGCCTCGCAGGTGGATGAAATCATGCAGCGCGGGTGGGAGGCTGATCGCCTGGCCGTCTACTTCGAGGAAGTCGGCGCGTACGAGTATCAACAGTCCAGGAAGTACAGTTCCTCATCCTCCCCCACAGAAGTAACCGAACGCGTGTTCGAGGATCAAGAAGCCGAAGTATACATCCCCGACGACGATTTTATAGAGGAGTAACCAATGGCCGGTAATGCGAGCGTAGGGCTCAGGGTATTCCTGGATGATGCCCTGAGCAACGGGCTTGGGATGCTCAATGTGAACATCGGGCGCTTCGGGGTCGGGCTCATCAATCTAGTGTCCTTCGCTCAACAGGCGAATTCCTCCCTGGCTCCACTCCTCCCGCTCTTTGCTGCGGTGGCTGGAGCAGGCGCGGACTTCGCCCTGTTCTCCGGAGGCTTAGAGGATGCAGTACGGGAAGCCTCTTCCCTTCAGGACGCCCTCGTAGGCGTCCAGATATCCCTGAGTGCGACTGATACCCAAATGGGCGAGGTCGGTCAGTCGGTAACCCAGATAGCGGATAACTCCGTCTTCTCTACCACAGAGGTAGCACAGGAGTTCGAGCGCCTAGGGGAGCGGAGCTTCACTGTCCAGCAGATCCTTAGCGGAGTGGGACAAGCTAGTGTGAACCTGGCTGAGGCCATCCACTCGGAGACGGTACCGGCTGCTGATTTGTTAGGACGCACGATGGAGGTATTTGGTGCGAAGGCGGGGCAAGCTGAGTACTATGCGAGCGCCCTTACGTTCGCCTTCTACAATGGAATTCCTTCGGCCTCAGAGCTTGCCTCCTCAATCGACCAGGTAGGGGGTATGGCGGCGGAACTAAACGTCCCACTGAATGAACTCATTCCTACCCTGGACCTTCTGAACAAGAAGGGGCTCTCTGCATCCGATGCGGCTACTAGTCTTCGGTACATCCTCCAGACCCTTGTTGATCCGACCGCGAAGGCAAACCAGGAGCTGGCCGCACTCGGAATGCAGGCGCTCAACAACGCTACCCCGGCATTCAGAACATTTGAGGCAGAACTCGCCTCCACCGGGAAGCGTGGCCTGGAGCTGGTCTCAAACTTTGATGGAACGATTACCGGACTTCAGGGCCTCTACAATGAGGCAAAACGCATGGGTACGCTCCACACGGATGAGTCCTTCCAGCAGTGGGCTGAGAAGTTAGGGATGCTCAATAACAAGCTGTTCGACGGGAAAGGTAATTTTAAGGATTTCTACCAGATTCTTCAAAATCTGGGGGGTGCACTGGATCGCCTCAACCCTGAGCAGAGGGCTCAGGCGCTCGGGAACCTCTTCAACGTGCGGTCGGGTAAAGGAGCGGACTTGCTCCTTCAGAACATCGATGATACGATGCGCAAACTCGACCAGCTCTCCGGGAAGTTCAATGCATTCGCGGGGAGCAACGGGGCCGCAACGGACGCGGCGAAGAGGGTAGGAGACTTCGACGGCGCCCTGAAGAAATTCCAGACCACCGTCGGCTCCTTCGCGGCCCAGATTGGTACTCCGCTACTGGCCCCACTCACAGGGTTTCTGAATACCCTGAACAACCTCTTTAGTAGCGTATCGGGGGGAGGGAGCAAGGTTTCTACCTTCGGGTCTTCGTTCCTCGTCGTGGGTACTGTGCTCTCTGGTATTGCCCTTATAGGCCTGATAGCTGCGGGAGTGTTTCTCTTGTTTGGTGGGGCGCTGGCCCCGATCGTTGGTGTTGTACTGGCCGTGGCGGGAGGTGTCATCCTCCTATCCGGGGCGATAGCTGTGGTGGTGTCCCTGTTTGTCTCAGCAAATAAACAAGGATCACCTCTCAACTTCCTGTTGGACTCACTCCACCGGATTATTACCACGACAGGGCAGGCAATAGACCAATTATTCAGCCCTGCAATCGGAGCCCTGAAGGATGCCTGGAGGCAGCTCCAGGAAGCCGTAAAGCCTCTGATGCCCCTCTTAGGTTTTATAGGAGCTATAATAGGCGGAGTCCTTGTTGGAGCTATTACCGGCCTGATGAGTGTAATAGGGCCACTAGCCAACGGGCTAGGACACATACTGGCCGGAGCGATGCTCATAGTCGCCGGGGCGATAAATGTCGTTGTAGGCGTGGTGAAGTTCATTTGGGGCCTGCTTGTTACATTTTTTGACCTCCTGACCGGGAAGCCGAAGGAGGCACAAAAAGCTCTACAGGGCGCCATGGCGGGCATAGGTCAGGCCCTCCAGGGGGTGTGGCAGATCATCCAGGGTCTACTACACGCAATACTAGGGCTGTTTCAGGCAGTGTTTGGGGCCATTGCGGGGTTTGTGATGGGGTTTGTGCGGGGTATCATTTCGTTCTTTCAGCATCTTTTTGATACGCTGGTAGGACACTCGATCATCCCGGACCTGGTGAAGTCTATCCTCTCCTGGATCGGATCACTGCCTGGTAAGGCGGGAGAACTCATCAAGAACTTTGTGGGAGCAATCATCGACGGGGCAAAGAGCCTGGGAGGATTCTTCCACGATCATGTAATACAGCCGCTCCTCGATAAACTCCACGGCCTTCTAGGGTCCCTGGTGGAGTTGGGGGGAAATATCATTAAAAACCTGGCCGAGGGAATCATCAACGGGATAGGAAATTTCCTCGGAGGCGCGATGAACGCCGTGGGGAACTTCATCAAGGATCACCTTCCCCATTCCCCCGCGAAGCGCGGCCCACTCACTCAGCTCCACCAACAAGGGGCAGAAATACCTAATCAGATCGCGCTTGGCATTCACTCCAATGTGGGTGTGCTTGGGTCGGCTGTGGTACGTATGGGGAACATCCTCTCCCCGCAGACCTTTGGGCATCCCTCCTCCTCATTCGCCGGGCCGGGTTCTGGTGGTGGGGGTAATACATCCACCATCAACTTGAACCTGGACGGTAAGGTGGTTGCGTCCTGTGTTCTGGACCATACCACCAATACCCTCAAAATGAATGGTATGGGGCGTACCTTCAAGTAGGCCCCACACCCACACACCACCCGACTATCGAGGCAGGCATGGGGTTTAAAATCACCATATCTGGAATAGACTGCACCGCATACTTCGACGAGATGAGTATCCAGGCGACGGACGTGTTGGGGCAGGGTCCGGGTACCAGCAGCGTGAGCGCAGGTAGAAGCGCAACACTTCAAATCAACACCACCCTCGGGCCTGTCTCATCGGCCTCTGGTGCGGGTACCGTGATATCCAGCCCGCAACTTCTCAGAGGAGCCCCTATCCTCCTCTACAACGCCTCAAACGTGTGTATCTTCGGGGGGTATATCGGGAAGATCGACGATATATCCACCAAGAAGCAGGTCTATAGTACGGTTTATGCATACGACTGGTACCAGGAGCTTGATAGGGTTCAGGTCCAGACGTTCTACTCGGGGGTTTCAGACTCCTTCATGATTGATGATCTGCTCAAGACATACGCACCATGGGTAGATCGAAGCCTACTCCCTGCGGCGGGGAACTACCAGTTCACTGCGAAGGTGTTCAAAGCCACATCGCTTCAGAAGGCCATAAATGCTGTAACGGACATCACCGGGTGGATATTCTGGATTGGCCCCGACCAGAAAGCCCACTATGTGAGCCCCGCGAACACGCAAAGCGCGCCGTTCTCTCTCAGCGACTCGCCCGACTTCATCACTCGGTTCAATTATGGATTCAACAGCCTGGAGATCGATGATACTAGCGCGATAAACCGGGTGATGTTCTATGGAGGGAAGAAGCTCTCCAACAATTTCACCCAGGACTTGAGCACACAGGCGAATGGCTCCAATACGCTGTTTGTTCTCGCCTATTACCCGCATGCCTGTACGGACGGGAAGTATCATATCCGTGCGAACGGTTCGGGCGATTTGGTCATTGGGTATGTATCGGGGAGTGGTGCAGTCAACACCCTAAAATCTCAGGGAGGCGTCTGTGACGTTCTCCTGAACACCGACGCCCGTACCATCCTGTTTAATGCAGCCCCCACAAACTCCGGTCCGAACAGCGTGTTAGCTGAGTACCGGTACGATTACCCAATGGTAGTCCAGGTGGTGGATAAGAGCAGCCTCGCGTTCTATGGGCGCTACTTCGACGGTGTGATAAGCGACGACACTGTGTTTGATACCGCTACAGCGGTAGCTCGGTGCAGGGCTTTGCTCGCTGAGCAGAGTATGGGCCTCACCGCTCTCAAGGTCCGATGCTGGAAGGCTGGTCTTCAGAGCGGGCAGACGCTCGGGGTCTTCAACTCCGTTCGAGGAATTAATAAATCGTACTTGATCCAGGAGGTAGACCTGGTTCCCCTGGGTGCGGGGAACTTCGCGTATGACGTGACACTCGGGGCCTGGTCCTGGAACCTTGTGGACGTTCTCATAAATGCCACCAATGCAGCCTTCAATGCGGGCCTGGCCCCGGTGAACGATAACGCGAATGGTGTATCGGCCAATGCAATTCAGGTGGAGGGCGGGGACGAGAGTATCAGCGCCGCTATGACGCTGAGCACCAGCACAAGGCAATGGGGAGGGTACTATGCTCGAACCTCAGCAGTAGGAGACGGACATGATGCATACAGTGGACTATTCAGCATTTCATCTTGATCCACTCAATAGTCGGGTAGGGGTAGGGTGCTGGTGGAGGGTAAGAGAGCGGGACCGTCGTACAGGTTTGGTGGTTGCACAGGTGTGCGCAAAAAACACCTGGACCAGCTACGGGCTTACCGCGAAGGCTTCGGATACGATGCCCTCTACCCTCTATTTAGCGGTAGAGAACCCGGGTATCACGGTATCCTCTACAGTGTCTTCTGGTGTCTCCTCCATAACGCTCTCCGCGCAGGCTCACCAGTCGGGAGACACACAGCTAGTGGTCTCCGTGGGACTCTCTAACCAGGAGGTGGTTACCTTCAGCTCAGCTACAGCGAACGGGGACGGGACATACACCTACACCCTGAGCAGCACCACCACCCAACCCCACACTGCGGGGGATATCGCGTGCAGGGAGCCCCTACAAGGGGATACGGTTGCTTCGCTGATGAGCGAGCAGGAGTATGATCACACGAATTTCCCCAACCAGCGCATGAACCTGGCCGGTGGGTACTCCCCCGGGACGGGACAATGGGTCTACCAGTTTTTCTTCGCTGGACCAACGCTCCAGACAACCCTGGTGAGTGTGGGAATGTGCGACTCGCCCACTATCGGGGCGGGCAACTTACTCAACCATTTTGTTCTCGGCCTGGTCCACTCGAACCCCAACAATGACTTGGAGATAGACGGGAGCTTGACGCTCTCCAACGTATAGGAGCGAGAAATGGCTCTCACACATAGAACTGATGGCATCGGGGGAGGTCTGGTTTCTTCTGGATGGTGGAACGATTACTTCGACCTTCTCACCGGTACAATGAGCGACCAGCCGGTTACACTTAAAAATGGCATGACGGTACAGGCCGTGACATACACCACCCCGACCGCTCCCACACTCGCCGTGGTCTCTGGGGGTTCGGTGGATGTCGGGGCGCATACGTACGCCGTGACGTTCACCATGGGGAACGGTGAGACCATTGCAGGAACAACCTCCGCAGCGACTACCACCAGCACGAACAAGACCGTGAACCTCACGGTCATTCCCACGGGGCCAACTGGTACCACGGCTCGGAATATCTACCGCAGCGCGGCGGGAACCACTACCCCCCTGTTGTTGCTTCACACGCTGAGCGACAACACCACTACCACCTATAGCGACACTACCGCAGACGCCGGACTGGGAGCGTCGGCTCCTGCCCATGATAGTTTCGGAGGCTACCTTCAGGTGCGGAACGCAGCCGGGACAGTGGTAGCCGAGATCTATAACGACGGCTCCGTCTCGTTCGAGTCGGGGAACATCGGCTCGGACGGCGCGGGGAACTGGACCGCTGAGGGGTATTCGTTCACACACGCCCCTTTCAGCGGAACCTCAAACGCCTTCCAGCTTGGAAGGCAGGCGGGGAATTCGACCGGCTACATCAACTGGACCAATTCCAGCGGTGGTATTGGCTTTATGGTTGCGGCTACCAAGAAGGCTGAGATACGCAATAACGGAAACTTCGTTGTGTCTGGAACACAGTTCCAGACCACCAGCGGATCGGTGAGCACAGCTTCGGGTCAAACGTTCGATGCATTCGACGTAGCTGAGGTGTATCCCACGGATAAGGCATACACACAAGGGACCGTGGTCTGCCCGAAAAGCGACGGCTCCGGGTTGCTCACACGCTGTACACACGATAACTGCCCCTGTGCGATGGTTGTCTCTCCCAATCCCGGCCTATGTCTTGGATCACCCAACGATCCAGGAGAGACGTGGCGTGCAGACTACGACGACTCCCGGGCCACACAGCAGGCGATAGCGATTTCGGGGCGGGTGAACGTGAAGACGGCGTTTGTTCTGCCTCCGCGTACCTTCGTAGTGTCGGACGGGAGAGGGGGTGTGCGGGCCGCAGCCCCAGGTGAGCAGGCGCACTGCCTGGGATATACTCTCAATCGCTCGGAGGGCGCTCAGGTAGGCATTGTTTTGAAGGCTGTTTTCGGGGTGGTGGTTTGATGCCCAACCCCGCGACTACCGAGGAGGGAGGGACAAGTGCCTTTAGAAGAATTCAACCCGACCATTGAGCTTATGCAGCAGGTACGCGAGCTTCGGCGTGATGTATCTGAAATCCGAGCAGGACAGGCCGCACAGCCCACGCGAGCAGACCTCCAGGCATACGTGCTACGAGAGGTGTTTGACCTCAAGATAAAGGAACTGGAGAGTGTGGACCGAGATCAGGAGGAGCGCATCGAGGCGCACGAAAACCACCTACAAACCTCTCTACAGCGGACCCTTCAGAATGCGGGCATCACCGTTGGTATCCTCTCCGGTCTCTTCGCCCTCATTCATGGCTTCCTGCACTAATCCCCTCAATAGTCGGGTTCGGGAAGGGGGTTACACATGTCCGAACTCAAGAACTTTCCTTTTAAGAACCAACTCAACGAACCAAACATTGATGGCATGCCCGACCAGAACGCGGGAATGAACTGCCTCCCTACCTGCTTAGCCTGTGGGACACAGTTCCTTATCGGGAAGCAATACACCGGCTCAGAGATTGAGCATGTGGTGTACGGTCGAAACTACTACGGAGGGACGGCGGCTGTTGAGTATGTCTCGTACGAGGCGGCTCAGGGAGTGCGGCTATACGCTCTATCCTCCCACGACACCAAATATCTGGTTGAACAGGCTCATGTGCACCTCGCACTAGGGCATCCGGTGGTCTGCACCATTCCCTCAAGCTACGCCCCGCCCGCAGACCCATTTAACCCCGGGTCTTCGCACTGCGTGGTGTTCTACAAAGACCAGCCCAATATGTTAGCCGCGATGAATCCGTGGCAGGCGTTCAGCCAGGCCAATTCTGATGCCTGGTGGTCTGCACGCATGTGCTACGGCCAGGTCTGGATTATGGAGAAAGGAGCAAGTATGGGTGTTCCACAAGGGTGGAAGGACTCAGGGGAGGCGCTCGTTGCTCCCAACGGGAAGGCCGTCGTCCTGGGATTTAGGAAGTGGATCTTGGCCCACGACTGGAGAGGGGACGATGTTCCCCTGGGGAACGAGTATGGTACCGATACTGGGTCAAGACAAGACTTCCTCTATGAATTCCTTCTGTGGGATAAACAGAGCAATGTGATTTCTTCTCATCCCTACGGCCAGGAATACCTCCGGGCCGTCTCAGAGAACCAGGCCCTTCAGGCGCAGATAAAAACCCTCCAGGCAACCCCCAACCCCACGACTACTGAGGAGGAGAAGACCTTCCTCAATAGCCTCATACAGGCCATTCAAGGCCAGATAGGAAAACTCTCATGAGCGTGTCGCAGCTTGTCGCGTCCTGCATGGTGGACGCCACGATCACCGCCTCCGGCCAGAGCGCCGCATTTCCTCTGCTCTCCACCTTCTCGAACGTGGTCGCTGAAATCCAGATTGGCGCGGCCCCGACTGGGACCAGCCCCACGCTTGCCTTCCAGCTTCAGGTAAGCCTGGACGGCGCGACTACCTGGGAGAACTTTGGGTCGGCTACCAGCAACCTGAATGCCGCAGGGCTGACCACCCTCTCCAACACGAACGCCATGGCTCCTCTGGCCCGCGTGAGTTACACCATCGGCGGGACCGGTAGCCCGACCTTCACACAGGTCTCCGTCCTGGTCTATCAGAATTGAGGAATTTCATGAGCGACGCTCAAATCATCTCCCTTGCCTCTCTCCTCTTCCCGATGCTTGTCTCTCTGTGCGCCTATCTCTACAAGAGACTCGTCCCTCCGTCGAGACAGGCGCAACTCGACCACGCAAAGAGCCTGGCACGCACCGTCGCGCAGGGAGTAGAGCAAACATGCAGCGCCCTGACCGGCCCCAACAAGAAGGCTGAGGCAGTACGCCTCATCAATCTTCTGCTCAAGGAGGCCGGGATTACCGCCTCTCCAACACTGGTTGATGCCCTGATCGAACAGGCGGTCTACGCGATCAACGCGAACCTTCCCGACCCGCAGGTCACGCAATCGGTCCCTGTAGTTAGGTCTTAGAAATCCTTCAAAACAGAGGCAAAAAAAAAAACACCTCCAACGGTTTATACCGAAGGGGGTGTTTTGTTTTATAGACCTATTTCACGTATGAACAGGGCCGGGTCAATCCCCAGGTGTACCAGGAATTTTAGGAAAGGGAGGGCCTGGGCCGATACCCACTTCCCTTCCTTCCACAACCGTACCGCACCGTAGCTCAGCCCTTGAGCACCACAGTATTCCAGGAGAGAGGCTGAACCAGCCTCTAGCATCTTCTGCTCCAGGGCGCCCCGTATCAGGCGTGCGCCCCGCTCCCCCATTTCTATATCGTCCATCTGACCTCCTTATGGGCCAGTATACCCTAAAAAGTCAACTATTGGTGCGGTCTACCAGGCTTCTCACCGCCCCACGGGCCTGAAGCATGCTCACTGCACGCACATATTTCCTCGTCGCGGCCAGGCTCTCATGCCCCAGGATGCGACACAGCAAAAGCTCCGGAGTCCCACTCAGCAGTGCGTTCACGGCGAAGGTGTGCCTGAAGAGGTGCGGGTGAAGGTCGGGGCGTCCTATTTTCCCCCCGAGATCAGAGCAGAGTTGCTCCACCATGCGAGCCCCGAGCGGAGCACCAGTACGGGAGAGGAATACGTAGTCGCTCTCATCCCTCCCTCGACCCCGGTTGAGATACCCCCGAAGACACACCTCTGATTGCATCCCCAGATTGACCGACCGCTCCTTGTTCCCCTTGCCCCTCACCACGATAAACCCTTCTCCCCTCCTCCCCCGTCTACTGAGGTGGAGGTTGCCCGTCCTGAGTCCAGAGGCGTATTCAGCGGAGGAGTCGTACACTAGCTCTGAGAGGCGCACACCGGTATCCAGCATGACCCTGAACAGGGCTGCATCCCGAAGCGGATAGGGGTTCTGCTCACATGTCTTGAGCAGATTTTTTATTTCTTGTGGGGACAGGATCTGGATATCCTCTTCTTTGGGCTGTTTGAGTCGTATGCGCCTGATGTGCGCGTCTTTGATGCGGAGTTCTTCATCCCCCGCGCACCAGCGGAGGAAACCCCTCACTACCTGCATGTATCCGTGGAGGCTGTTCTCATTGGTGAGGTGGACCTCCCGATAGACCCGGGCCAGCACCTGGGGTGTCACCAACACCCGAGCCTCCGAGACCGCGTTAGTGCTGCACCAGCGGCCCAGGGTGTTCAGGTGGTAGGTGTACCACCTCATGGTTTTTTGAGCACATTCCAGGCTCTTGGAGGCTAAATACTCGTCGATAAGCTCATCGATGCTCAT